CGAATTACTTCAAGGATTTGGAAAGTTTTCTATTGTAGAAATAGTAACACCGTTCCAAGTATTTTATAATATAGTAGCTTATCATAGAGAAATAGTTATTGCAAAAAATAAACTTAATATATTAATGCTAGCTAAATCTTTATTAGGCAAAAATTCAGAAGATACTATATATAAAATGATAGCTGACGGAGTTCTTTATATAGATGATACTGAAGATAGTGGAATGCTACGCTCACAACAAGTTCGTTATCTACAAAGTAATCTTGGGGATTATATTGCTCAACTTACAGCTTTACTTGCGGATATAAAAGAATCAGCTAATCAACAAGTAGATATGACAGCACAACGATACGGAGAAATAGCTAATTCGGCTGGAAAGTCTGTTACACAAGAAGCAATTAATCGTGGCTCTATGGGTTCTGTAATAATCGAATATATTATGGATTGTATGCGTGAACGTGATTATGCTAGAGATTTAGACTATTCTAAATTAGCATGGATTGACGGTTTAGATACATCGTTTAGAGATAGTAACAATAATCTGAAATATATTAGCTTAAACGTTGATAATCATGTATATGCAGATTATGTAATTAAATGCAAAAACTCATCTAAGGAACAAGAAAAACTTGATGCGTTGAAACAATTTGCGTTTAATGCCTCACAAAATGGAGACCCTATGATGGCTGTTGCTGCTATTGAGGGAGATAATGTAGCTTCTATATCTAAATTAATAAAGAAATTTCAAGAGCAAAAAGAAGCTCACGAAATGCAACTACAACAAATGGAGCAACAAACTAAGCAAATGGAGCAAGAGTTTGAATTGCAGAAAATACAAGTTAAAGGGGAAGAGGATAGAAAGACTAAAGAGCTTGAGGGTTATATTGACCAACAAATTGAACTTATTAGAGCCGATTCAAATATGATTAGCTATAATGCTGAAGTAAGCGATGAAGCAAAAGAAGAGGGTTTGGATAGACTTCAAGATGCAAGAAATCAATTAGATAGAGAAAAGTTACAATTAGAAAGACAAAAAATAATGCTAGACACATATAATAAACAACAGGATAGAGCAGTTAAATTAAAAGATATTGATACTAAATATAAAATAGCCAAGACTAATAAAAATAAATATGATAAAAAATAAGTGATATATACTAAAAGACTGGTATTGTATAATCTGTAATTATAATATCAGTCTTTTTTCTTTTTACTAATTAAGTATTTAACTAATGAAACACATGATATTATATTTGTTATTGTTAAAAAATAAATTAATTATTTATAACCTTAAAAAATAGTAATAATTATGGAAATAGATTTGGGATATGACGGAATAACTCCAAATGAGGAATCCGCTGAAGAAAAAACTCCTATTAATAATGAACCTAAAGTTGATGAAAATGGTAATCCTATTCAAGACGTAAACCAAAATCAACCTAATAATAATGAAGAGAATCCTAATGAAGAGAATCCTAATGAAAAAGATAAAGAAAATCCTAATGAAGAAGATATTAATCTAGAAGAAGGAAATACTGTTACGGTTGAAGATAAAACTTATACAGTAGATAAAGACGGAAATCTAGTAGATGATAAAGGAAATATATTTAAGAAAGCAGAAGAAGTTAAAGATTGGCTTAAAGAATTTTCAGTAGATGAAACTAAAGACGACGAAATTAATTTAGATAATATTCAAAAGGCTTTAGATTATGAAGTTACTGATGAAGAAGGCAATCCTATAACATACGAAAATAATATAGAGGGAGTAAAAGCATATATAAATGATGTTATTGAAACTTCTAAATTAGAACATTATGAAACAGCAATTAATACGCTTTATCAAAAATATCCAATTTTACAAGAAGTACTAAATTATTATATTGCTAACGGAAACTCGTTAGAGGGATTTACTGAAACTCCAGATAGAAGTAATATAACTATTGATGATACTAATGAAGAGCAACAAATTGAAATTATTAAGACTTTATGGAAAGAGCAAGGTATTAAAGGAGATGTAACTCAATATATTAACTACCTAAAAAATGCAAGTATTCTTACTTCTACAGCTAAAGAAGCTCTAGACACATTAAAAAGTATAGATGCTGAAAATAAAAAAGCATACGAAGAAGAAGCAGAAAGAAGAAAGCAAGAAAATTATGAAGCTGAAGTAGAACATTGGACTAACATTAAAAATATTATAGATTCTAAGGAAATAGCTGGTTATAAAATACCAGATTCAATTACTATTTCTAGAAATGGTCAAAAAATATCTGTTACCCCAAATGATTTCTTCAACTACATATATAGAGTAGATAATGAAAATAAATCTGCTTATCAAAGAGACCTTGAAGCCGAAGAACCAAGTAAACGTCTTAACGATGAAATACTAAGAGCTTATCTAAAATTTACAGGTGGAAGCTATGCTGATTTAGTAAATATGGCTATTAACCAAGAAAAGGTAAATAACCTAAAACTTAAAGCTAAACAAAACGCTAATTCTAAATCAATTAAAATTAATAGAACCACTAATACTAAACAAACAAAAGATATAGATTTGGGATATAATTAAAAACTAAACCAAACACATTAAATTAAACAAGTAATTATGTATAAAATGCGTGTTCTTAGCCAAGGTAGATATGAAGACCGTGGCTATTCTAATGAAGAAAGTATTGCATATTTGCAACTACAAAAACCTGTGGAAATTAACTCATTCCTTACTTATAACTTTGGTATGGACGATGATAGATTTCCACTTACATTTCTAACAGAGGGACAGGGTTCATCTGGTACTGTTGATATTGATACAGTTCAATGGACATGGAGAACTATGGGTAGAATGAAGTTCACCGATATGGTAACTTATTTCAATACTGCTAATACAAAGCCTGGCATCAATGGAACTGAATTTGAAGTGCATTTTGCAACTCATTGGTTTATTGAACAATATGGTTTGATAGCACCAGACGGAATTACTCAAGTTCGTATTCAAAAAGACCTCGGTGAATCGCCTTATGGATATGGTTATATATTGAAGATTACTTCACCTAATCCAGAATCATTTGTAGATCCTGCTTTGCTACAAAAAGGAAAGTATTGGAGTATGTCCGCTCCTACAATCTCTGAATCTTATTCTAAGGGAAATAGAAGCAATACTCAAACAGGTGGTTCTATGACTTCTCAACTTGAGTTCCATAGATATTCTAAAGAGATTGCAGGTAATCTTGCTAATGTAGTTACTACTTATCAATTCAAGAATAATTCTGGTGGAACTTCTAATCTTTGGATTAACGAAGAAATGCGTCAGTTCAATTTGATGATGAGAGTAATGAACGAAGAGCGTTTGTGGATTGCAGAGTATAACAGAAAGAAAGACGGAACTATTGACCTTAAGGATAGAGACAATGGTAAGCCAATTCCTCATACTTCTGGTATGCTTGAGATTTGTCGTGAATCTAACTATGATACTTATGGTGAGATTTTGACATTGAATAAAATCAAACGTACTATTGGAGACGTTCTAGATAGAGATACTGATAATGGTACTTCTGAAATTGTACTAATGGGAGGTAAAGGATTTATCGAAGACTTCCATGAAGCAATTAAAATGGACGTTAAAGAAAATGGTTTCTTGACACCACTAGGTGATAAAGAAATTAGAAGTACAGGAGACGGATTGGAATATGGTGCTTATTTCAAGAAGTATAAAACAGCTGACGGACATACTATTACTACTAAGCACTGTTCATTCTTTGATAAGGGTACTATCGCTGAAGCTGCTAAGCAAAACGGCATGATACACCCAAGAACAGGTTACCCAATGACTTCTCATCAAGCTGTATTTATTGACTTCTCGTCTTATGACGGACACCGCAATGTGCGTTTGGTACGCCAGAAAGGACAAGTTTACAAGGCTAAAGTTCTTGAGGGTATGACCGATATTCCAGCTTGCTGGGGATTACCTAACACCAATCACATGGCAACTGAAATAGATAAGGCTAGATATGAAGTTAAGTCTTCTATTGGACTTCAAGTAGATAATTCTACTAAGATGTTCATGATGAAATGTGTACTTTAATAATTAACTAAATAATAGTAAATACAATGGGAACTACAAACGGAATGAAACTCGGTTTTACAAAACCAGAGCCGAATAAAGAAGTAGAAGAAAAAGTAATAAATAATAATAACTCCCCCGTAGAGGGAAATGGTAAGGACAGCTCCTCGCAATCAGCTAATGAAAGCGAGGATTTGTCGTTGCCTTATATAGATAGAAGAACTGTTACAATAGCTCTTGTTAGAAATTATTCTTTATATAGAAAACAAAATGATAAAGAATTGCCTAAACGAAGAGATTATATAGGTAGTAGTCTTAAATCTTCTAGAATGCTTTCTTCTAATAAACAAGAAGTAGAAGCATATTTTCCTAATATAGTAGGAGTTTCACCTAATGATCCTAGTTTTGTACAACGAGTAAAACAATGGATAAACAACATTAGAGTTGCAGTTGATGAACTTGGTACAACACTAGATATTAGTTTTAATTATAATACTAAAAAAGATTATCTTACATTTAAGAAAGAAGAAGATAAAATTGAAGATGAATATCTAAATGCTGATAAATCTACATTGACTAATCTGAAAGAGGCTTTGAATATTAAGATAACTAAGCTACACGATATGGAATCTAAGAAATATGCTGTAGGTTCTCCTCTTGATGTAAATCAATATCTAATATATAGGCATTGTCTTCTTTATAATGACATTGCTAAAGATATTGCTTTGGTCAATAGTATGCCTAATATAAGATTCTATTTCAAAGATGATAAGCGTGAAGCTGAAAAACTTAAAAAGTATAGAACTGAAGTTCTTAAAGCTAAAGCTAATTTTGTTAAATGTAGTGAAAATGATAATTTATTTGAAGCAGTGTATGTTCAATATTGTGCTTTGAACAATCGTCCAATAATGCCAAGTCTTGCTAAAGATAGAATAGAAAAAGAAATGGAATTGGATAAGTTCAGTAGTGATGAACCAATTAAATTTAATGCTATTTGCACAGATAAAGATATTGAACTAAAAGCTACTATTGAAAAACTAATTTCAAAAGGAGAATTGATTAGGTCGTTGTATAATCAGAATATATCTTCTCCTACAGGGGAGTTTATAGGTTCTAATATTAAAGAAGCAGTAGCTTACTTTAAAGACCCAAATAATACTTCTATAGTTAATGCTTATTATAATAAACTAAAGAATATCTAATATGAATATTGCAGAAATGCACAACGTTTTTAGAACGTTGGGACAGCAAATGGGTATGCAACTCAATCGTGGTATTCTACCAGAATCAATAGATATATACCTTAATGAAGCTATTATCGAAAAGGTTCAAGTGGATTTATTGCGAGGAGTTCATACTGCTTTGCAAGAGGGTGTAGATTTGCAGCCTAGTACAATGGCTACAGTAAATACATTTAGAACGTTATATAAGAAACATAGAATGCCTGTGGTAGCAACTCAAAATGTAAATTATTTTGCATCAACAGGATACCATATTGTAACTCTTCCTACTACTACACTAAACGCTATGATGTATTTAGGTTTTAGTATTGAATACGAAGACAATAGAGGTAGAGCTATATCTTGTCGTCTTATAGGTTCTGATGTAATAGAAACTACTCTTAGAGATTATTGTAATGGGGCAGATAAATCTAATCCTATAGTATCTCTTTGTTCAGATTCTTCTTCTAATGATGAAGAGTTAGATATTTATATTAATTCTCCTAATACTGTTATTAAATACTTGAATATCAAATATATTAAAACTCCTAATGTAGTAAAATATAATGATGATATAGCATTACAAGTTAATTGTGATTTACCTGCTTATTGTCATTATGAAATAGTAGAACGTGCAGTTCAAAAATACTATGCTTCATTAGGAATTGGAACAGGAAATAATCAACAACAACCACAACAAAATAGATAACAAATTATGAGACAATTTCTTTTGACAAAAGGAACTTATGCGTCTGGTAATGATATGTCTGCTATTGCAGAGGGAGCTATAGGTTTCTATTATAATAATGACGGAGTTCCTACTCTTGATACTGACGGTACTCACGTTAAGAAAGGCGAAGCAATGATTGTATTGGGAAGAAGTGCTGCTAATGGCGGCAATGTTGTAATACCTTTTTACAATAAGAACTTCTCATGGAATAAGATGACCCACCAAGCATCTACTAAATTTAATGCTAGTATTAAAATCCCATCTATAACTGAACTTGGAGAATATACTATAATTATATGTAAGAAAGGAGTTCAATTTAATGAACGAAATAAATGGACTTCATCATATAATGTAAAATCTTTGAATGATACTCCAGATGATGTAGCTGCTGCTATTGAAAAAGGAATTAAAAACTTTGCACATAATCTAGGTATTAGTTCTTCTGTATCTGGTGATACTATTAGTATTACAGGATTGAACGATGCAGTAGATTTTGAAATTCTTGGAGCTGATAATTTGTTCGGCTTGACTATTACTCAAACTCATGCTACTAAAGGATATGCAGATGCTGCATGGATTTCTGATTTGGCAGATAAGGCTTGTGCTGATGCAGGTATTGAATATACTTATAGACCAGAGTATATTTACTTGTATGAGAATTATCCTTTGAACCCACTAGCACAGCAAAATAC